TACTAAAGTCAGATCCTTCAAATGCATTAGAGGCATCTTTGGAATATGTAAACTGACCAAAAGAAGATATAGAAGCTACAGTAGCTCCTCCGATATTTCTAATAGTAAATCTTACTTGTAAATCCCAATTTTGATTTGTTGTCTGAGGCATAGTTACTAAACCTGTGTCACCTAGGATTACACCAGCTGATCTTAATTGAATCCTTAATTGTTCATTGTTCCTAGAAGATATTACTCCTCCCATAGAAGCAACAAAACTATCTCCTACTTGAAAACCATTTGCAGGTACTGATAATGTCCCAACACCGGATCCAATTAATGTTCCAGGAGTAATACCAGTGATAATATCACTAGTTTCAGTCTGTGCATATAATCCAGCAGCCTGTGGTCCTTGTGACGAAGGATTAATAAATATTTGTGTTGACATCTTATGAGTTATAAATAATTACTAATTCAGTTCCTGTACCATCGTAAGTAAAAGTTCCTGAAGTATAGAAATTATTTAAAGCTCCCGCATCAAAATTTAGTATCTCTCCAGGTTTAATTACTCCACCTAAAACAGTTCCGTTAGCAGCACCAACATTGGCAACTGAGACACTAAATGAGTTAACAGCAATTGAACCTGCAGCATTTGTCCTAACTAAGTTAGGAGTTCTTGAGAACGCACTTACATTTCCTTCAATTTCTTGAAGTAATGTAACTATTGCACTAACATCAACATGTTGTGCTTGAAGTTCATCACAAATACACTGTAACCCTTGTAGAACTCTAATTTGCCACGGGAAGTTATTTCCCTGTAGACCACTATTTCTTAAGTCTCCTACACTATTTGACATATCATTCTTTTTAAGATAATACCCCGATCTCTCGGGGTATTAAGATTAATAATTAACCTCTTGGTTGTTGAGGCACAACTTGTACTGTAAAGTCTAAGTCAGGAGTGTTTGGATCATCTACAATTACAAAAGTTCCAGCTGGTACTAATGCAGCTACAGCTTCATCAAGAGATTCAAATACTCCATATACTAACAAACTCTGTAACAAATTTGTTAATTCAGCAGCTTTGTTTTCTGCTGTAGAGGAATATTGTCCTGTCTCATATACTTTAGGGCAAATGTTATTAACACTTGCTGCCGATATTGGTGTTGCCATGATTCAAAGATTTATTGTACAATTTTAACAATTAAGTCACCTCCTGATGGAGTAACATACCAATCCCCAGGATTCAAACCTGCTGCAAGAGCAGCTGCATTGTTAGGAAATTGTCTTAATGAAATTCTTGTTCCAGCATCAAACAAAAATTTTTTTACCGATCTGTTAAGATACTGGTACATCTGAGTAAGTTTAGACTTGTACTCAGGCATCGTAGATTGTGCATTGTCTACATTCTGATACTCTGGATAAGTTGCCATGATAATATAATTTTAGTTAACATATATAATATACAAAAAATATCCGGAATAAAAAAATCCCTAGAGTAATTTCCAGGGATTCTCTTGTTTTTTATCGTAGTAGATTATTTGAAAATCCAAGCCATAGAAAAACCAATGATAACCATAATCCAAACTATAAAATTTGCTATCTGTCTACCCTCTACATCATCCTGCCAAACATTTGACATCTTGTTATAGATAGGCTTAGTCAATGCATTCTGAAAAAAGAATAACACCAATAGAGTAACAATGCCGACAACAAAAAGTATAATTTTGAGTATCATAAATTATCTATTCTTCTCTGTAAATATACTAAAGCTTTTTGAAGATCCTCCTTTTTTGTAGAAATATTTTTCTTTCCAGCTCTAGCTAAGTACTTGATTACGTTGCCCAAATAGAAATCTTGGTCTAGTTCCCAAGCCTCTAATACTTTGAATACTTCATACTGGTTATCTTTACCCCCATAGTATTTTGGCCTAGGTCCTTCATCAAGGCTTACTACTCTATCTGAAATATCTTTTGCTTTAACAGCCATCATTACTGCTGTAGGACAAGGTTCATCCTTGTTAACAATTCCGTGTGCCATAATACTATAAGGTGTTACCATACAATAATCACATCTCCTTCGTTGAGAACAAGTTTGATTTCACCATCAATCTCAATACGTTCTACAACCTCCATATTCAAAGAACTTGTACGGACATATACTTTGTCCCCCACTTTGATTTCTTCTACTTTATCCCCTATGGCATAAACATTCAGTTTATTCCAAAGCTTGGCTGCCTCCTGCATAATCATATCCTCATCCTTTGCAGTCAACTGGATTGCAGATTCTTTTCTTTTTGGAACATCCAATAAAATGGTTCTTCCTCTTAGTTGTTTAAACGGTTTCATATATTCAATTTACATTATTACGCATCATACTTACCTGTGGTACTCACAGACACATCCATTGCTTTCTCTTCTGGTAGACCATCCAAGATATTCAACTTAATCTTTTCTAATAATCCCACTATAGCAAGATTACCATAAACATCTTCTCCAATCTTTACCTCAAGACCGTTTTCTTTTTCGGTGATAGACACCAACACTTTATCTGACATATTTAATAATTTACACAATTCATCATACAGTTCTCGAGCACGTAGATTTCCTTCACCAAGATCTCTCACATCTTTGGTGATCTTTTGCCACAACAATTTCTGTTGTGCTGTCATCTCAATAAATAAAGATTGAATAGAACATAACAAGACTGTTGGTTGAACAAATATATAAACTTTTCTGGTTTAAACTAAAAACCCCGGAAAAATTTCCAGGGCTTTCAGCAATTAATTTAACCTTAAACATTATGAACAATACAAAGATACTAATTTTCATTATCATAAAACATTCTGTCAGAATCTTCAGTGTGCCATTTCTCATAGTCTTCCACATTGTAGAATTCATTACAGACTAGATAGTCTGGTTTTTCTGGAAACGGTTTAGTCACAAATGAAGGTTCAGACCATTTAATACGATTATTAGGCTGCAGTGCAATCTGACCATTATCAAGAAAGATAATATGATGACTCTTATGTTCTGCAGGATCTTCAGACAAAGTAAGATCAGTATTCAGATCATTACTCCCCCAGTTAATTGTAGCAAAGTATTTCCCCGGGTACCACTTTCTATCCTTAGCATATATTTCTACAGGAGCATCCATCAGATAGTTCAACTGCAGTAGGGTGAAGTTGTAAGAAAAGCAATTCCAGATTTGAAGCACATGGAACGGCAGATCTGGTTTTGGTAACTCAGGTTTGGTAAGCAATGCATGTGAGGGTAATTTATCCCTGACTACTCCATTCTCCAAGAGTACTTGAAACAATGCTGCCTGCCCCGGCATACATCTTACGGAAAGGATTACCCCCGGAGTAAATTCCCCGAGTCCTTTCTTACCTTGATACATGTACTCATTACGTACATAGATCTTGATAGGAAAAAAATTATGCTCTATATATGCCATAGAGTAAAGTTACTCAAATAACCCAATAATCCTAGTCATAATATGAGTATGAAAATAAGCTTCAGCTTCATGTTCCTCATCCCTATCCAAATAAGTAGGCAAATACTCCTGACACAGATGCAGTACCTCATGTGCTAGTGTAACCACATGATAAGGATTCTTAAAATCCAGATCCTTCTTAAGAATCAACAACCTAAAATTATTCCCCGGACAGTTAGGCAACTTACCACTAGAATAATGTCCTTGCATAGTAGATGACTCATCCATTGCATCATCCAGTGCCTTCCTACTATCTCTAAAGCAGTTGAGATTATCATTATACCAAACAAAGTGTTCCCGGATCTTTGTCAAATTCTTCTCTGCTGTAGTAGAGAAAATATCCTTGAACCACTCCACCACTTCCTCATACGTATACCCTTTTACCACAACTAACCTTTCAGTACTATAGGGATACAAAGGAATTGCATCAATAAAATATTTTGCCATAATGTTGGTTTCTTGCTTTGACAAACCTCCCGGGGGTAAATGAATGAAAACCCCCCGGGTCAGTCTGTTTTAATCTGTAGCAAGGTAAAGGTACTTAGTCTGTTTGAGATTTACAACTACGGGAATTGGGTTTGTAACATATAAGAGGTTGTGTGGACCCCCCTATACAAGCCACCCCCCGGCTTCCAAGACAGGTGGGTACCCCCTATCTTTCCAGCCAGAGACTGTCTGTATCAGCCAGAAAAAAACTTTTTTCTTCCTCCAGAAAAAAGTCTTTGTCTGTCTGTCATGGCTAACCCATCAACTGCATACCAAATAAAATATTTGTTATGAAAAGTCAACTACCAACTCTGTCTGCTCTCGTGAGCATCCATCCTTGCAAGTCTCATGACTTCCTTTATGTAATAAAGCAAGTCAATACTGAGACTT